AGCCCCGGCTTCCGTGGATGATATAACATCTTCTGTGGAGTTGTACGGCAAAAAAGCCGTGTATACCATAGCGGTTCCGAAGGGTGATACGCATTTATGGGAAGACCAAATCGTGGCATTCTTCGGGCATCGTTGGCGCATTTTCGGTTACCCGGAAGAAGGAATTGAAGCTAATATCCCGTTAGCCTGGAATCAGAAATGGAAGGTCGAGCGGTATGGCTGAGATTGTAAAGTTTGAACTGAATCCCGCGGGGGTGCGGCAATTGATGCAGTCTGCCGAGATGATGAACGCCGTTACAACTCTCGCTAATAAGGCATTGTCACGCCTTGGGAATGGTTACGAAGTCAGCACCCGGACGGGTGTTAACCGTGTGAACGCCGAAATACGGACGGTTACGGCACAGGCGGCAAAGGACAACAGCGAACACAACACACTGCTGAAAGCGTTAGGGGGTGCAAAAGTATGATTGAAATTACACTTTTAAATCATCTGCAAGGCACCCTTTCGGTTCCCGTTCGCATGGAGATTCCGAAGACACAGCCGCAGTCTTTTGTTGTTCTGGAAAAGATCGGGAGTGGCAAGCGCAACCGCTTATGTTCCGCCACATTCGCCGTTCAGTCTTACGCGCCGTCAATGTTTGAAGCCGCCACGCTTAATGAGGCGGTAAAAGCGGCAATGGAATCAGCTATTACGCTTGATGAAGTAACAAGCGTTGCGTTGAATTCTGACTACAATTACACCGACACAGCAAGTAAAAAGTATCGCTATCAGGCGGTATTTGACATTTACCACTATTAAGGGGGTATATATGAGCGCAGTAAATAATGTTTCTGCGGGCAAGCCGAAAGTTGCGGGCGCAATTTCTGTGGGTGCCACAAACCTTACACTTCCGACCGATGCAACCACGGCACTTGCGAACGGATTCGCCAACCTGGGTTATTGCTCTGAAGACGGCTTAACCAATGCCAATGAGCGTAACACCGAGGACATCAAAGCATGGGGCGGCGACATCGTTCTTAACATTCAGGATGAGAAGACGGACACTTTCAACACCGTTCTGATCGAGTCTCTGAATGTGGATGTTCTGAAAGCATACTACGGTGACGAGAATGTCTCCGGGTCTCTTGCCGAGGGCATTACTATCCTGGCGAATTCTAAGGAACTGCCGGAGAAAGCGTGGGTCATTGACATGATTATGCGGAATGGCGCACTGAAGCGTATCGTAATCCCGCGCGGCAAGGTGACCACCACGGACGAAATTACCTACGTTGATAATGTGGCGGTTGGTTACGGCATCACCATCACGGCATACCCGGACGCAAGCGGTAACACTCACTACGAATATATGAAGGCGGCAAGCTAAATGAAAACAACGAGCGGTTTTGAATTTAAGATTGACCCGGTACGGTTTAACGATATGCGGATTATTGACGCATACGCCGCACTTTCAAAGGATGCGTCTGACATCACGGCTTTACTGACGCTGTCTGATTTAATCCTTGGGGAAGACGGGAAAAAGCGGCTTTACGATCATATCTCGGAACCTGACGGGCGTGTCCCGGCGGACGCTTTCGGGCGTGAACTGGGCGAAATCATGAGAGCCGCCCAGAATGAACCCGCCACAAAAAAATAATAGTCCTCTGCGCTATGGTCGCGGCAGATGAGGATTCTTTAATATGCGACTTTGCGGAAACGTACCACATTTATCAATGGCGAGGGCTTGCGGTTAATTATGCCGCCGTCCTCGCTTTTGGTTTGTCTGAGGACAGCCGCATAAAACGGGTGCTGACGAAGCGGAAGGTATCGCTTGAAACCATGTTGACGGCTTCTGTGGTTGATGCGCTTAACCTTTTGGTATGGATGCAGACCAAAGATGGACAGCGGCACAGAAATCAGCCGAAATCAGTGTTTAAGATGCTGACAGAGCAACAGGAAGAAAGCCGAAAGATTCTCGCTTTTGACAGCGCAGAAGAATTTGAACGGAAACGCCGCGAACTACTGAAGGGGGCGTGAATATGGCAATAGATTTAGGTAACGCCTATGTGCAAATCATGCCAAGTGCCAAGGGCATAAACGGCAAAATCACGGAAGCATTAGGCGGCGAAAGCAAAAAGGCGGGGGAAGAAAGCGGTAAAAGCATAGCCGCCGGGATCATAAGCACTTTAAAAGGTGCGCTTGTCGCGGCGGGTGTCGGGAAACTGATTCAGAGTGCGTTAACCGAAGGTGGTAAGCTTCAACAGTCCTTCGGCGGCTTAGATACGATTTACGGGGACGCGGCAGATGCCGCCAAGAAATATGCCGCAGAAGCGGTTAAGGCGGGTATATCATCCAACAGCTATGCCGAACAGGCGGTAAGCTTCGGTGCGTCCTTAAAACAGGCTTTCGGCGGCGATACCACCAAAGCGGTTGAGGCGGCAAACACGGCTATCATGGATATGACCGACAATGCCGCTAAAATGGGAACGCCGATTGAAAGCATACAGAACGCCTACCAGGGATTCGCAAAAGGTCAGTACACCATGCTTGATAACTTAAAGCTTGGGTACGGTGGAACGAAGACCGAAATGGAGCGGCTTTTAGCTGACGCTTCCAAACTCTCCGGGCAGAAATACGATATTTCCAATCTTGGTGATGTCTATGACGCTATCCACGTTATACAAGGCGAATTAGGGCTGACGGGTGTTGCCGCCGCTGAAGCATCGGAGACTTTCTCCGGGTCATTCGGTGCGATGACAGCCGCCGCGCAAAATTTCCTTGGCTCCATCGCTCTTGGGGAGAATGTCGGGGAGTCGTTAGGCGTTCTTATCGAAACGACAGGCACGTTTTTAACGAACAACCTTCTGCCGATGGTGGGGAATATCTTTGCAAGTATCCCGACCATTCTATCAACGGTCATTACTCAGGGTCTCCCGGCGTTGCAGACGGCTTTTCTTGGCATCTTTGAAAGCCTCAAGGCAACATTCACCCCTGAGAGCATTGCGGCGGGTGTACAGACCGTACAGGACATGATTAACGGTGTTATGTCTGCGGCACCCGGCATGATTACGGCGGGCGCGGCTACCATCAAAAGCCTTTACGATGGAATCGGACAGAATGCACCCGACATAATCGCCCAGGGAAGCGAAACGGTAAACGGCTTCCTTGATTCCTTCCTTGGCGGTCTCCCGGACATCCTCAACGCGGGCGCGGATGCCGTCCGCAGTCTTTCCGATGGTGTCAGCGGCAATATGCCCGCAGTGATCGAGGCGGCGGGACAGGCGGCATTATCGTTCATTGAGACTATCGCAAGCAATCTCCCGGCTATCCTTGATGCGGGAATGAATTTGCTTAGTGCGCTCGTTGATGGCATCATTCAAACTGTTCCTACACTTCTTTCGGCGGGTATTGATGTTATCGCACAGCTTGCGTCCACATTTCTTGCCAATCTTCCGACTATCCTTGAATGTGGAATACAGTTAATTGCGCAGTTGATCGCGGGCATTATTCAGAAGACCCCGGATGTGTTGGGGGCTATCCTTCAGCTTGTCGGAGATGTTGCGGAAAAATTCCTTTCGTATGATTGGGCAAGCTTGGGTTTACGTATTATTGAAGGAATCGCCCGAGGGCTTGCAAGCGCGGGTGGAATCCTCATCGATGCGGCGAAGGGCGCGGCTAAGAGCGCATTTGATTCGGCGTGTGATTTCCTGGGCATTCATTCCCCATCTGCATTATTCCGGGACGAAGTCGGCGCAATGATGGCTGAAGGAATGGCGATAGGCTTTGAAGAAAATGTACCGACCGCAGAAATACAAAGCGCACTTACACCGATGGCGAATGTGGTGCCTGACGCGATGGGAAACAATTACAACTATGGCGGTTTTGCCATCAATGTATATCAGCAACCGGGACAGAGTACCGAAGAACTGGTAGATATGATTGATGAGCAAATTAACAGCCGTATTAATAGTAGACAGGCGGTGTTTGCATGATCTACACACCCAATTTTTTTACGCTTGACGGCAAATCTTCAGCGGATTTTAATGCGTGGATAGCTACAAGCAATATGTTTAACGGCGCGGAACATGACGATAACACTGTGGAGATTCCCGGACGGAATGGCGCAGTTGTGTTTTCCAACGGGCGTTATAAGAATTTCACAGCGAATGTCTCATGCTACATTCCGCACGGGATGCGTGAAAATGTTGACGGTCTGCGTTCCTGGCTCTCCACTAAATGGGATTATGTGAAATACAGAGAGGAATACAGACCGGGCGAATTCCGGCTTGTGCGCTACAAGGGCGGCTTTGCTTTGTCCAAAT